GCAACGAGGTCAGGACCGATCTGCCCAAGGATGTCCGCGAAGAAAGCCAAGCGGACTTCATCAAGAGGTACGACTCCGAATACGAAGCACGACGGCAAGCACTAAAGGCAGTGCCCGAAACCCTTAAGTCCATTCCCACAAAGCGACCCCTAGGCCGACTCAACACGACACCGGCCATGTAAATGACCGTTGCAGTCCGCCACTAACTGGGCACACACTCCTCCATGGTTTCACATTCCTTGGAGGAGGAGCAATGAACGACGACATTTCGCCGGTCGAGTCCGAGGCCCCGGATGCGAGTTCCGCCCCGGTTGACTCGTCGCCTGTTGAGAGTTCGGCACCTTCTCAGCACCAGCCCGCTGCCCAGACCCAGCAGCAGCCCATGTCTCCGTGGGATGCCTTCAAGCGTCTCCCGGATTTTCAGGGCCAAGACGACCGGGCCATCGCCGCTCGGCTCTATCAGGCCATGGAGCGGGAGAAGGCCGCCGCCCACAAACTCGCCCAGTACCAGCAGATTCTCCCCTACGCCCAAGAGTACCTGTCGTACCGGCCCGAGTTTGAGCAGTGGCGGCAGCAGCAGGCCCAAGCCCAGCATCAGCAGCAGCAGCCCGCCCCGCAACCCGAGCAGCCCAAGTGGTGGAACCCACCCAAGGTCCGCGACGGTAGCAAGCGTTACCTGATCCGAGACGAAGACGGCAGGGAGGTCATTGACCCCAATGCCCCGATCACGGCCCGGGAAGAACTACTGGAATACCAGCAGTACAAGGCGGATTTCGCCAAGAGATTCTTGGAGAACCCCGAGTCGGCACTGGGCCCCATGATCCAAGAAATGGCCTCCAAGCAGGCCCAAGAGATCGTCCAGCAGCAGTTCCAGAAAGTCGAGCAAGAGCAGTTCGTGTCGTCCATAGAGGAGAAGAACAAGGATTGGCTCTTCGATCCCGAAACAGGAGATGTCACACCGGAGGGGGTCCTCGTACATAAGTACATCGAAGAAGCCAGAGAGCGAGGCATCAAGGGTCCTCAGGCCAGATGGGAATACGCCATCGCAATGACCGAAAGGGAGTTGCTGGCCACGACCTTCGATCAGCAGAAGGCTTCTCAGGGACAACTTCAGCAGCAGATGCAGCAGTTCATGCAGCAGGCCCGACAGGCTCCCCCGCCTCCGGCTCCTGCCCCGCAGGCCGCAGCACCCGCCGCCCCGAACTTGGCCCAGCAGAACTTGCAGTACCTGAGGCGAGAGGCGTCGAGAAATCCAAGCCGATCAGCAGGAAACGCAACCAACGACACTCGGGCACCAAAGCCCAAGATGACCTTCGAGCAAATGCTAAGGGAAGAAGCAGGTTCCCGAGGCCTAATCTGAAAGGGTAGACGAGATGCCTTCATCGACTGACTGGGCTCGTAGTATTGGCACGACCATTATCAACTACCTCCGCGAGGAGGAGTTGACCACTTTCCGTAAGTTCAAGGTGTTTGCTCTCCTTGAAGGCAACGGCAAGGTCGTGATGAACCAAGGCGGACGAGGCCTTCAGTGGGAGGTTCGCTACCGGAACCAGCCTGTTACAGGCAACAACGGCGAGACCCCACGGGTATTCGCAAGGCAGAACCTCTGGGTCAACGCGGAACTCCCGTACCGTGGCTATCAGGTCACGGATAGCATCTACAAGAAGGAGATGCTGGAGAACCGTGGGCAGCAGGCTCTCATCAACGTGGCTGGCAACATGGCCGGTCGCCTGAAGGAATCCATGGAGCAGCACCTCTCCAAGGAAATCTGGATCGACGGCGGAAAGGCCGGGAACGAACTTCGATTCCACGGCATCGAGTCCATGATGGCCATTGACGGGACCATCAACATCAACGACGGCACCAAGCGGACGGCCAACGCCGAAGACCCGTTTGGCTGGCCCTCTGACATCTACGCCAACATCAACACTGGCCTCGGTGCAGTGGCCGGTTCCCAGTTGGAAGGCACATGGCCGAACGGCGTGTGCGATCCTGAGTACGACTTCTATAGCCCAATCGTGGTGAACTACGGCAGCACCTACTTCAAGGGTGGTCCGAACAACACTGCAACCCAGACTTGGGCTGACAACTGCGTTCTGGCGACCCGAGAGGGCATCCATCAGGCCAAGCGGAACGACACCCGCGAGAGCCAGATCGACACGGTGGTCCTCGACCGGAAGATGTTCATTGAGTACCTCAACAAACTCGATTCCAAGGAGCGGGCTATCGTGACTCGGACCAATGGTCTGAAGTCCTATGGCTTCTCCGATGTCTTTGAGCAGGACGGAGTCGAGGTCACGACGGAGTACGCGGTCCCGAGTGGCTGTGGCTACGGTCTCTCCATCGGCAACATGGAACTTCGTTGCATGGAGGGAAGCCTGATGACTGCCGAAGGTCCGTTCTATAACGAAGACCTACAGTCCTATAGGTATGTCGTGAGTGTCCTCGCCAACCTTAAGTTCCGTTCCCCGAGGAACTTCTTCAAGTTGCAGGACATCACCCCGGCCCCGTAAGCAACACCCAACCCAAACCCCTAGCGAGAAAGCACAGACATGAGCGTTCTGACTTCTGATCCCCCGTTCGGTCGCGGCCACACCCTCGGGGTGAAGTCCGTCAAGGACGGGAACAACGTCATCGGCTCGGTGAAGGTCTTCACGGACGCCGACCCCCATGAGGGCACGGTCCTCTCCAACCGGGAAGTCCGGGTGGTCTGCCTTCGGAACCGGACGGGTGACAAACTCCTCCCGGCTCAGTTGGTGGCCTGCAACCTTGAAGAGGCCACGGCTCTCGCCACTGCCGCCGATGCCATCGTGGCGGTGGTGGACGAGTACCTCCCGGCCTCGGGGGTCAACGTGGACGATGTCTTCTACGGCGTCGTCACCGGCCCCACCAAGGTCAAGGCTGGCACTCTGGCTGCGGGTGACCCGGTTACGGTCGGTGCTGGCGGCGAAGGTGCCGCTGGTGACGGCCTCGGGATGGCCCTTGCCGAAACCGACGCGGACACCGAACTGACTCGGGTTCTCGTCGGTCTCCACTACAACTCGGCCAAGAACTGACCTAGAGGTGACGCATGGAGGTTAACTCCCTTGTAGTCATCGGTCTGGTCGTGGTGGTAGTCGCCTTCTTGGTGGTGCCCCCCGCGTGGACTCTCTTGGCCCAGTGGCTCAACCCCACTGGTGCCAAGGGGGCCTACCAGCGGCGGGCCGTGTCTCAACTCCTGAAGATCAAAGAGAGCCTCGACAGCAAGGGCCACGGCGATGCGGCCAAGTTGTGCCGCGAATCGGTGGTGGCTTTGGTCTGCGGCGACGACAAGGACGAAACCAAGGAGTCGGCACCTGCGAACAAGGGGCTGTTCCAGTAACCGTGGAGTCCGTCAATGGGCAGGCTCCGGGTAGCGGTTGCTGTCGTCTTCTTGGTTCTCTTTCTGGTCGCCATCCAGAAGAAGCCCCTGCCTCCGGCCCCTGAACCGGCCCCGCAGCAGTGCCCGCCACCCAAGCAAATCAAGAGAGTCATCGGCAACGAGTTTGAACTTGAGGTCATTCGTCTGACCAACAGAGAGCGAACCTCTAGGGGTCTTCGGCCGTTAGAGATAGTGCCGTCCCTGATGACAGACGCCCGCAACTGGAGCAACGTGCAGGCAACCCGAGGTCGGATGTTTCACTCCCGGATGGGCCACGGCGAGAATGTGGCTTGGAACTACAACACCCCCGAGTCCGTGATGACGGCATGGATGAACAGTCCGGGCCATAGGCGGAACATCTTGAACCCTCGCTATACTATGATCGGCGTCGGCGGTGTAACCGGGCGAAACGGTGCCATCTATTCCACACAATGCTTTGAGTGATGTACACGATTGACCCAGATTTTCAGGCCGAAATCGAGCGTCACACTTGGACCAGACTGTCCACTGGATACTTCCAAAGAAGTTGGTCAAAGGGAGGCAAGGGAAGCGAGTTACTTCACCGAGCCGTCTGGCGTCTTGCTGGCCGCGAACTCCCGCAGCACCCGCTGACAATCGACCACATCAACCGCGACCCGTCGGACAACAGGCTGGAAAACCTGAGAGTCGCCACCCAAACCCTCCAAAACTACAACACAAAAGACAGGGCCCGCTCAAGGCACCAACTCCCAAGAGGCGTTTACTACCTTCCCAGCAATGGAAAGAAGAGCGGAAAGGCAAGGGCCAAACCCTATGCCGCAAAGGTATACCACAGAGGCAAGCAGGTTTATTGCGGCTACTACCTAAGCCCCGAAGAAGCACACAAGGCCGCAGAAGCCAAGCGTCACGAACTGTCAATGATCGAGTCCCAGTAGCCCCCTAGGAAACCCCGCCATGAAGAAGTTTGCCCTTGCCCTGACCATGACCCTTGCCCCGCTCTCGGCCTACGCCGGGAACTGCCACGGCACCGACCAGCCGACCGCCTTCTTTGAGAAGGTCGATGTGGAGGTCGCCGTCGAGCAGCCCAAGGGCGAGAAGGTCACCGCCGTGGTCACCGAGTCCATCGTTTCGGCCCCGGCCAGCGTTGGTCTGGTCCGCCGGAATGCCAACCGCGAGGCCCGTGCCGAAGTTCGGGCGGCCAAGCAGGCTCGTCGGGCTGCGTTCTTTGCCTCCAAGGCTGCGGACGCTGTCGGTCAGGAGGCCCGTCAGGAAGCCGTCGTGCAGGCCTATCGCCAGTGACTTCTCCCTGACCTTCGGAGCGGGTCAGTGATGGAGGAGGAATGCGGGGGGAGTGGACGCGACACCCACTCCCCCCGCTGTGGCTTTGCCGGAGGGAAGATCATGAGCGCGAGGATCAGGGCACTTCGGGGGCAGCAGCCTAGCCCCCTGACGCCCGAGCAAATCGCCTACCTGTCAACGGGCCAGATGAGCAATCTGAGCCCAGAGGACACGGGAGGCTCCATTGACGACTACCTCAATGGGCCCTCCATGGCGTCCGTTCTTCTGAAGCAGGCCAAGGGAGAGTACTTCCAAGACCTGATCCAGCAGGCCCGAAAGGCAGGCACCGAGGGCATGACCGCCCCCATGATTGCTTCCATCCTCCAACTGGATAGGCAGTGACATGGAACACCGGCAATGCGAGGAGTGCCGGGAATCGAAGCCCCTGACCCCCAAGTATTTCCCTAGGGCCCCGGGCACCCAGAACACCTATCGGTACATCTGCAAGAAGTGCCGAAGGGCGAACGAACGCAAGGCTCGATTAGCCAAGATCGAGACCTCGGCAATCGACAAGTTCTCCAAGGCGGTGGTCTCGGGCGGGTCCAACATCCCGCACACAGCCGAACTGCTAGAGGCCCTCATGCACTACTTCGGTGGTGCCAACGGGTTCGCAGCCTTGGCCATGAAGCAGTACTTTGAGTCCCCTCCGGGCAGCCGGATGCGGAACTCCCTCCTTGAGATGGTCGTCCGTCTGGCGGCCAAGAACACCGAGCAGGGCGGGGCCAAGAAGCCCATCGACCTGTACTCAGAGGAAGAACTGGATCAGGAGATCAACAAGCGGCTGGAGCAGGCCGTGGTCCTGTATGGAGGCAAGTTCATAGATGCGTCACACGAAACACCCCTCCATGCCCAACTCCCCCCTCCCGCAAGTCCAGACCATATCGGAGTTCCAGCGGGACGAACTGAAGACCTTGCAGTCCGAGTTGAATGCGAGGCGGATCGAAGCCTTAAGGCTATACAAGCCAACGCCGAAGCAGTGGGAGTTCCACACTTGCATGGCTTCGGAGACGCTGGTGATCGGGGGGAATCGGTCGGGTAAGTCCCTCTGTACCTTCGTGGAGGACGCATGGGCCGCAACTGGAACCCATCCCGTCGAAGACAAGTACAGAAAAGAAGGCGGGAATCTCGTCATCATCGGCCAGAACTGGAAGCACATCGGTCTGGTCGTAGTGCCCTACTTGTTTCGTGCCGGGGCCTTCAAGATCATCCGAGACGCCCAGACGGGGATGTTCCGGGCATTCGATCCAGTGGCCGACGCCGACCGGCTGAAGGAAGCCAAACCGGCCCCGCCGTTGATCCCGCCTCGGATGATAAAGAGTTTTTCGTGGGTCCTGAAATCGGCGGGCTACCTCAACTCCTGTGAGTTGATGAATGGGTGGACCATCTACTGCTTCTCGTCAGAGGGAGACCCACCCCAAGGCTTCCAAGCAGATAGGGTACATATAGACGAGGACCTGAATAACGAATCATGGGTCCCGGAGATGCAGGCCCGACTTGCAGACCGGAAGGGGTTGTTCAACTGGAGTGCGATGCCCCATTCCAAGAACGAGGCTCTCATAGGCCTGAATGAGCGGTGCGAGAAGGCCGAAGAACAAAACAACGACCGGGACATCAAGCGGTTCGTCCTCAGGTTTCTGGACAACCCCCACATCGACTCCGACGAAAAGCGGAAGATGGTGGAGCGGTGGTCGGCCATCGGAGACGACGTTCTCAGGCAGAGGTCCGAAGGCGAGTTCATCACCGACAGCATTCTGGTCTACCCGAACTGGAACCCCAGCATTCACGGGTTCTCTCGGGACGGGCTGCCCAACGGGCAAGTCCCAGCGGATTGGTGCCGGTACGCCATCATCGACCCGGGCCACGCAGTCACTGCCGTCCTGTTTGCGGCAGTCCCCCCGGACGAGAAGACCATTCTCCTCTACGACGAACTGTACATCAGGAACTGCAACGCCATCATCTTCGGGCAGGAGTTCGCCCGGAAGACATCAGGGCAGCAGTTCTATGCTTTCTTGATCGACGCCCACGGGGGCCGCCTGACTGACATTGGTTCAGGCAGAAGCCCGCAGGAGCAGTACAGCGAGCAGTTCGCGGCCCTCAACATCAAGTCCCGGGTGACCGGCCACAGTTTCATCCCGGGCTCAGACGACGTTCTGGCTGGGTTGCAGTGCGTCCGAAACATGATGCACATACGGCCATGCGGAACCGCAAGGCTAAGGTACATCCGAGGAACTCTCCCTAATCTCGAAAGGGAGATGAAAAGGTATAAGAAGAAAGTCACATACGTTGCCGGGACATCCGTGGTCACCGATGAGCCCAACAAGCGTGGCGAGTTCCATCTGGTGGACTGCCTGCGGTACTTGTGTGCCTATGACCCCGAGTACCACAAGCCCGAGCAGCACACCGAGGAGCCGTGGTACATCGCTTGGGCCGAGAACCGCCGGAAGCAGAAGGGCAACTCCGGCGTTGTTTACTTGGCCCCTAACTCTTATTCCGAGACTTGGATCGCCTAGCCAATGACTCTTGTTCTCTAGCAAATCCCTCCTGAAGATCGAGTCCGTGGGTTGAGCCCCCACTTGGACAGCGGCCTTTTGGAGGATGCCATGCCGGATTTCAAGATGCCGGACCTTGTCGTCGGTGACATGGTCCTCTTCTACAGCAACCCCTTCTCGCCCCAAGACCCGTCCATGGGCTGGGTGACGAAGAAGCCGGGGGCACAGGCCATCACCGTTCTGGTGTACGCCGAAGAAGCCGGGTTCGTGGAGAAGCCC